TGGGCTTGCAGATCCGTTGGTAAGAGCTCACCAACGGCCTGTTGCGCCGCCTGGATGTAGGGGGTTGCCCGATCGAGAAAGCCTCTGAAATCGCCGCGCCGCAAAGCGGCGCCGGCATCCAACAGGAGATTGATGTCGTCATTCTCCAGCTGATTAGCCGCCTGCCAGTTGTGAAACTGGGCAAAGGCGTCGGCATCGTTCTTGTAGCGCTCGGAAGCTTGTCGAGCCTCGTTGCGCTGGGCCAGCAGCTGCTCGATCCGACGGCGCGTGTCGGGCTTGTAGGTATTAAGCTCGACCTCCGTCGGATCGCCTTGCAGATCGTCAGATTGAGACGGGGCCTCCTTAGGCGTGGGAGAAGAAGCATCGGACGGCTCTGTGACGTCCTCGGGACGTGGTTCACCAACGATAGGGTCGGGGTCAACCTTGACGACGTCCTGGACGGCACGGAGCAGGTTCTGATGCTCGGCCTCCCTGGTGCCTGGCGAGGGCGGGTTATCGCGTGATGACGGTGCCGGGTCCGTCGTAGACGGCGATGGTTCAGGCGTAATGGATAGCGATGAAGACGACGACCCTTGGGGGGTCGGGTCACCTGACGGGGGCGAATTTACGTCATTGTCCGACATCGCTAGGCGATGAGCCTAGCGTTGTCGTCAGGTGTTTGGCAAGACTGTTCAGGACGCAGGACGTGGGACGTGGAGTTTTACCCCGGTAAGTACGCATCGTTCGCCACAGCTTGCGTACTTACGCGCGGAGCCCCGGGAGAAAGATAAAGAAGGTCAGGAGCAGCACCGCAATCCACGCCAGCCAGCTGCTCGCCCAGTTGAAGACAGCGACCTGGGGAACCGGCAACAGGCTCAAAAACCACAGGAAAAGATCTACGACCAGCAAGATCTCGATAATCATGCTACTTCCCGCGTGCACCGCGGCCTCCTCGATAGTTGGGGCCGCCGGGCGCCGCGCCTTTGGCGCGAGCGATATCACCGATCACCGGGCCGGGAACACCCTGCGCCTTAAGCTGCGCAGCCCGACCGCCCATCCCCAGCTGATTGGATTTGCCCTGAAAGCTACCGGTCTTCTTGGTGCCGCCCGGAACTGGAACGCGTGCCATCGCTACCTCCTATGGTGTGCCTTGCCCGGTTTGCGGGGTCAGCCGCGGGCCACCGCCTTGGGTGCCGGGGGTCATGCCTGACGAGCCCGGGGGCGGCGGGACGAGGCGAATGGGGGCGGGAATACGCGGCGCGGTGATCCCCGACGTGGGTGGCCCGCCAGGCGCGTTGTGCTGCCCCTGTGGCCCCTGAAGATGCGGCGCGCTGGCGGGGTTGCCGCCCGGCGGTGAAGCATGCCCTGGACCCCCCGCGGCCGGGGCAGGAATGCCTCCGGGTTGTTGACCGGGGACCATACCGTTGGCCGACATCCCGGCCTGGTTCATCGCCTCCATCGAGGGAAGGTGCTCGGCAAAGGCGTCGGAGAGATCGAGGCGATCGTCCATCCGCTTGATGAGCTCCCCCGCCAGCCATTCCGGCGAGATACCCGGGACACGCTGAAGGAGAGGGATCAGCTGCACCGCATTCTGCACCTCTTGGGTCTTGTTGGGCCGCCCGGTGCTGCCGGCCTGAACTTCCAGGTAGACATTGCGGGCGACCGCATCGCGGTCGATGTCGGGCCACACCGCGCCCTGGCCGACGACTTTATTCACCGTGTCGTTTGACACGTTGAGGAGGAGGATCTGCCCGCCGTCTTGCGCCAGCTGGGTCAGCATGCCGTCCATGTCATCCATCGTGGAGGAAAGGTCGGTGCCCCGCGCACTCTCGGCAACCGAGGTCTCGGTCGCCGTTGCACGCGCGGTCTGGCCCATATCGGCCTGTTGCTGCCCCAAGACCCGGTAAGTGTCTTCCATCGAGGGGTTGGTATCGTACAAAGCCGGGTCGATCGGCGGCATCTTGAAGGGCTGAAGTAAGTCGTCGATCTTCTCGCCGACCTGGAGAGCGTTGAGCTCGATGACCGCGTTGGCAGGGTGAGTGCGCAGCTTCGCCTTGTCTTCCTCTTCCAGCCGGCCGCCGGCGACGGCGATCTTGGGCCGGTTGGCCTGACGGTGCTCGCGCAAGCCCTGGCGTGCGCGGTTGAGCTCCAGTTGCATGTTCCAGAGTAAGTCGATATCGGACGGGGGAAAGATCCGGTCGGGGTGGTAGCTTTCGTTAAAAACGATGGTGTACCAGGGCCAGAAGCGCTCGGTGTAGATATCGGGCTCGGAGGGCTCTTGGAGAAAATCCGGGTAACCATCGCAGACGGTGTAAACCAGGCGGTCCTTGCGGTGGTAGATCTGCCAGACCACCGCATAGACGTTCGACTGCATGTCTTGGTAACGCGCGTCCCTTGTCACGTCGACATAGGGCAAGGTGCCCTGATCGGTGTCGGAAGGATTGGTGATCCCGTCGGCTCGCCACGCACGATAGTTCTGCCCGACATCGACCTTGTAGATCTCCTCAATCTGGTCGGGCGTCATAAAGAACTCTTCAGCGACCCAGTCGGCGCCAAGAAACTCGCGGATGCTCTTGCACTTCAGATCGGGGATGATGTTGGTGCTTTCCGGGTAGTCGAAGACCAGCCCCTCGCGGATTATCAGCTGCGGCGTACTGGCGAGGGACTGGATCGCCAGCCGGAGCTCTTCCGCCTTGGCCTCTTCAAGCTGGAATTTCTCGTCAGCCAGGTCAGCGCTCAAGCGCTCGATCGTCGCCAGCTGCTCGCTCATATCGGCGATCCGCGCCTCGACATCGGGGCGCATCCGCATGGCGCGCTGAAAACCCAATTTGACGTAGGCGACCCCGCAACAGATGGCTCGCCGCGTGGCGAGTTTCATCATCGTCTTAAACGGGTGCACCTGTTCGTCGACGTTGTAATTGTAAAGTAGCCGCAGGGTGTTCGCGACCTTGTCGAGCATCGAATTGTAAGCGTGCACCCGCTGCGCGTCTTCGATGATCGCCTGTGACGACTGGTCGACCGGCAAGCCTAATTGCCCGGCCAGCTGGCTATTCTGCTGGGCCATCGCCAGGGATTGCAGGGAGCCATCCCAGATCGTCGCAATCATCCGCTCGCGCCGGCGCGCGGTGATCGTCGGGTTGCTGGCGTAGATCGCCGCGGTGCGGTTCTGCACGTGGCGCAGCGCGATGTTGCAGATGTAGCGGTCGTCATCCATCCCGGTCGAGTTGGGCCATTGCTTGCCCAGGGTGAAATCCATCGATTTGCGCATGCGCTCAAAGGCTGGCTTCCAGTGCTGCCGGGCGCGCATGACGCGGGCATTCCACACCTTGACAAGCTCGGCGCGCGGCCGCGGCGGATCGGGTCGCTCGCGCGGGATCTGGGTCGGGCGCTTACGCCCTGACGGGAGATCGTCCTGGTAGGGCGCCTCGGGCTGCCAGTTCTGCGCCCCAGGATCCAGAGAACCAGGGGAGGATGGACCGCGACTGTCACTCATGTCGTGTTACCACCCCGCGGTCTGCGTGCTGATACGGTGCGTGCGATCGTGATCGGCACGCTGTTCTTTGAGCCAGCCCCAGGTGTAGGGGGTAAGGCCGGGGTCGCGCTGTTTGGGTCGGCTGGGCGCCGCCTGTTGATCCAGGCCAAGACCGATATAAGCGAGGGCGTCGACAAAATCGTCGTGCGCATCGTGCGGAAAGCGGAGGATCTGATCGCGTGCCTGGAGCCACCACGGGGCCAATTCGGGAAAGTGCACCTTGCCCATCGCCATGCGCCCCTGGATCGACTGCGCCCGGGTCTGCTTGTCGGCGATCGGGGTGACTTCGACGATGGTGCAATAGGTGTGCTCCTCCAGCATGCGCTTGCGCAGAAAGGGGCCGATCGACTTGGAGATATGAGATTTTTCCGCCCACCAGAAGATCGGCCGCTGGGTGCGCATGGTCTTGAGCATCGCCTCGACCACGGTGTCGGTGCTGGCCTGGCGCCACCACACGTGTTGGAGGATCCAGATATCGTCGTGCTCGTCGATCCCGACGGGGATGATGCAGGTTCTATCGCGCCCCTGGAGGAGGCTGACCGCGTGATCGCTGGCGACGTAATAGCGCAGCTTCTTCGGCAGCTGGTTGGGTCGGTAGGTCTTGATGTGCTCGGCCTTGAAGAACGCGCCGCCCTCCGGCGTCGGCCGGTTCTGGTAGAGGGCGGCAAAGCCACGGGCGTCGGCTTTCTGAAGGTTGAGGAGATATTCGCGGCCAAATCTGCCGGGCCATAAGGGTTCTCCTTTACGGCGTCCCAGGACGTCGTTTTCTTCGGCCAGAGCCGGCAGATTAATGATCTTCCAGCGCTTGGCCTCTTCTTGGTTGTAGAGATCGTTGGCCGGGTCGGTGAGCCGGCCGACAAGATCGTCCATGTGCCATCGCGTCGATACGATGAGGGCGCGACCGCGCTCGTCCATCAGACGGGTCATCACCACCTGGTTAAACCAGTTCCACAGGTGTTCCCTGATCGTCGGGCTGTCGGCCTCTAGGCGGTCTTTGAGCAGATCGTCCAAAACCAGGATGTGACCGCCGCGGCCGGTGAGCGAGCCCTTCTTGGATGAGAAAATCAACTGCCCGCCCTGGATTGTGCGCAACCGGTCGGCCGACTTGGTGTCATCACGAAGCTTGGTGTGGGGAAAGACCTGGGCATAGGCCGGAGATGTAATCACATCTCGGCAGCTGCGGCCGACGTCCTGGGAGTAGGTCTCGTTATACGTCCCAAAGATCACGTGCTGGGACGGCTGCCGACCGATAAACCAGGCCGGCAACATGATACTAACAAGTTGGGTTTTCCCGTGCCTGGGCGGCAGGGTGATGATGAGGCGCGGGATGCGACCAGCCTCGAACTCCTCCAGGGCCGCGCCCATGATGCGGTGAAATTTCTGGGCATCGTACAGCGAGCGATCGACATCGTCGGGCTCGGAGGGGAACGGCATCATCAACTTGGTAAACGGGATCAGTTCTTCACGCGCCCGTTCGAGCGCGATCATGCGCTTCAGGAGGGTTTCGTAACGCTCGGTGGTCGGGTCGATGGTCATCAACCGCGCCGGATACCGGTGCGCGGCAGGCTGCCGATACCGGGGCGCAGCGGGAGGCGACCGCTGGGGCCCTGCGGCATACCAACACCACGGACACCGGCACCCGGCGGGGTCATCGGGTTGTAGCCGCCGGGGGTGGCGCTGTTCGGGGCGCCCGGCGGGGCCACACCGGTAAAGGCTCGACCGGGCAGCGAGACTGGCGACGGGGCACCCGGAATACCGGGTGCCCCGCCCGGCGCTGGAGCTCCGACGCCGCCGGGGGCGATGCTTCCTGGTAGGGATCCTGCCCCCATGCCGGGACCCGGTAGACCAGGAGAAGGACCGCCGCTCGGGGCTGCGCCGCCGCCGGGCGGGGCTAACGCCGCTGGGCCGCCCGGGAGGGGAGGAGCCTGCGGCGGTAGTCTGGAAGGGATACCCGCGGTCGGCGGCAAGCCGCCGCCGCCGGCGCCAAGCAGACCAGCGCCGCCGGGCATGCCGACAGCCTGCATGTTGCCGCCTTGGCCCATCTGAGCCATCGCCGCTTGCATCTGCTGCATGAATTGCGGGGTACACATGGCGGATTTCTTTCAAGTCATGGTGAAGGCGGGGGTCGTGGCGCTCTTGAGGGGAACGATCGACGAGGCTTGTGCGGTCGCTGGGCCAGCGGCGAGGGTGTTGGCGGGGAAGGTCGTGGTGTAGGTCCCGGGGGTGCCGGGGGTGACCGGGGCGCTGCGGATCGCCACGATCGCGGCCGCCTGGGTGAGTTGAACCTGGACCGCCGGCGGGAGGTAGAGGATGGTGGGATCGACATCGATCGTACCGGAGACGACGAGGGCAGCGGTGTGCGCCTGGCCAGCGGGGGTTGTTATGGCGAAGGTTGCGCCAGGCCCGGAATGGTACTCCCTGAAGGACTGCCGGAGGATCTTGAAGACCGCCAAGGTCGGATGCGGCGGCGGGGCCGAGACTGCGAGGGGAGCCGGGGCCGGGGCCGGGGGCGGGGCGTCTTCCGCCTGGGCTTCAGCTTCCGGCGCGGGTTCTTTGGTTTTCTTGGGCATCCGAGGTCTCCTAAACTGCGGGCGCTTCAACGACAGCCTCGTTGGACTTGGGCGCATCGGCCGAGCCATTGGCGTTAACCGCGCTGACGGTGCAAGTCATCGTCTTGCCGACATCATCGGGGTCCGTGATGTCGTAGCGCGCGTCGTCGATACCAGCATCCGCGCCATCGAGCTGCCACAGGTAATGATATTCAGTGGGTTCTCCCACCCACTCGCCCATGGTGCAGACCATTTGCGCGCCCTCCTGGTAGACGTGAGGCACCGCCAGGTTGATCGGGGCCGAGTTCGCCGGGAGCATCAGGGCGATATCGCCGGAAGTCTCGGTATATTTGGGGGTGCCGACCCAGATCCGCGGCGCGGCTGGGGCGTCCGGGGGCGCGACCTCGACGTAGAGTTCCCCCGCAGCAAGACTGCCGGCTTTTGGCGGCAGAAAACCGACGCGGTAGGTACTCATCAGAGTGACAGTTTCGAGATCAACAGTCATCTTCACTTCTCCGAAAGAGCGGGTTCCTTGCTCAAGCCAGCAACGTAATCCTTCCC